GACGCAAGCCGGTGAAGTACGCGCACCTGGTGGAGTTCGGCACCGTGGCGAAGACACGGGCGGGCGGCATCGAGTGGCCCGGCTCGGCGCCGCATCCATTCCTGACGCCGGCCTATTACTCGACGCGCGATGAGGTGGTGAAACGGTTCGGCGCGAGGATTGGTCCCGAGATGGAAAAACGGGCCGCCAAATTGAATAAGAAAGTCACGCGCTGATGCCCGAAGGCATTCCGTCGATCGGTGAACTCGATCGTCGCATCGAGCTGCAGCACAACACGCCGTCCGGCAGCAATGATTATGGCGAGCCGGTCGAAAGCTGGGCGACCTACGACGAGGTCTGGGCAATGCTCGAGTTCCACCGCTCGACCGAGAGCGAAGCGGCGGCGCGCCAGTTCGCCAACTTCGGCGCTTACTTCACCATCCGGCACCGCACCGACGTGCAGGCCGAGGACCGCATCGTTTACGAAAACGATATCTACGAAATCATCGGCCGGCCGCGCGAGATCGGCCGCCGGCAGTACCTGAAGGTCGAGGCGAGGCTGGTCGAATGATCACCGCCGTCTCGCTCGCCATCAAGGCGCTGTCAGCGCAATCCAGCGTGACCGCCATCACCTCGACGCGGATCTATGTGTCGCCGCTGCCGCAGGGAACGGCGCTGCCGGCCATAGCGATCGCGCTGACCGCCGAGGACGATGCGATGCTGCTCGCCGGCTCGTCGCAATATCCGGAATCGTCGGTGCAGATCCATTGTCTTGCGGCCAAGGGATCGGCCGCGCTCGACCTCGGCGAGACGGTCAAGCTCGCACTGCGCGATCTTCTTTTCACGTCGGGGGCGATCAAGGCGTCATTCACTAAGGAGCCGATCGATTTTCAAGACTGGTCCGACGACCAGTCAACCGCCCGCCGCGTCATGTCATTCGCCATTCGCTGGCGCTAACTAGGAGAAACTGCCATGCCCGCAACAACTGGTTTTACGAGTATTGGTGCTCAACTGAAGTTGGGCGCCGGTACCGGACCTGTCGTCTATACCCACATCGGCAACACCACGAACTTCAGCCTCGAGCAGTCGGCCGACCAGATCGACGCCACGCACTTGATGTCGACATCTGGCTACCGGGAATACAAGGCTGGATACAAGACTGCGACCGTGACGTTCGAGGGGCATTTCGATCCCGACAGCACCGAGCAGGCGCCGCCCGATGGCATCCTCGGCATGTTCGAATCCGGCGCGACTGCCCCCTTCCAGGCCGATTTTAGCGGGGCCGACAATGGCGGCGTCGGCGCGCCGACCACCCTGCCGATCTGCGCCTTCGACGGCGTGGTCACGCAGTTCTCGATCTCTGCGCCGGCCGGCGACATGGTCACCTATAGCGGCACGATCAGCATGTCCTCCTCGCCGGTGTGGAGTGACGGGACGCCGTGATGGCAGCAAACAAGTTCATCGCGGAGGTCGCAGCACCGGAGTTCGGCGAGGGTTTTACCATCCGGCTCGACATGCACGGGCAGGGCATACTCGAAACCGAGTTCGGCGCCTTCGAGTTCGCCGGCAAGGTCGGCTATGGCCTCGCAGTCATGTCGTCGATCTATTTGCTGGCGTTCCTGAAGGTGGCGCTGCGCGGGCCGGATGGCGCGGTCGTCAAGGATCTGCCGGAAGTGCCGCCGCCGGTCGAGCCGATCGCCCGCAAGTGCTTGGATGCCTTTGCGCTGTTCAGATACGGCAAGACCCACGACGAATGGGTGGCCGACAACGAGAACCAGCAGCCGCAAAAGGCCACCAAGGCAAACCCTACGAAGGCCACGAAAGCCTGACGGGCTATCTCCTGTTCTACGCTTTACGGGCCGGCATTACCGAACGCGACTTCTGGACGATGACGGCTCACAACATCGTGATCGCCTTCCGCGCCTCCGAAGAAAACATGTCGCGCCTTGCCTATCGCACGGCGATCTACCAGCGCATTGGCCACAAGCATTTCCCAAAGACCGAGGACGCGATTTTTGCCAAGCCGCGGCAGACCCTGGCGCAGCAATACGCGATGGCCCGGCTGATAACGAAAGTGATGCACTGACATGGTCGCAACAGTCGGCTCGATCTCGATCGATCTCAGCACGAACACCGCGAAGTTCACGCAGGGCTTCAAGGCGAGCGCGAGCACGGTCGAGCAGCAGTCCAAGCGCATGTCGAATGCCGTCAACGGCTTTGCCGCGGCATCGAAGCGGGCATCGAGCGTCATGTCCGGGTTTGTCGGCGGCATCGTCGCCGGCGGCGCGCTGGCGGCCATTGGCTCGCTTTCCAGCGCGCTCGGCAAGGCGCGGCAATCGCTTTCCGATTTTGAAGAGATCGGCAACCGGGCCAAGGCCACCGGACTGAGCACCGACACCTTCCAGGCGATCTCGCACGGTGCATCGCTCGCCGACGTCGAGCAGGAAAGCCTCAACAAGTCACTGGAGATCTTCGCCAGGAATGCCGGCCTGGCCAAGGAAGGGATCGGCACGCTTTATTCCGGCTTGATCAAGCTCAACCCGCAACTGCTGCAGTCGGTGCTCCATGCCACCAGCCAGGAGGAGCGCCTCAAGCTCGTCGCCGATGCCATGGCGCAGATGACCGACGCCACCGACAAGGCGGCGCTGGCCACCGCGGTGTTCGGCAGGGGCGGCGCCGAGATGGTGCGGGTGCTCGACAAGGGCAGCGCGTCCATCGAGGAGATGAAGCGCCAGGCCGCGGATCTCGGCATCATCATTCCCGAAGACCTGATAGCGCGGTCGGGCGAGCTGGACGACAAGCTCACGCTGCTTGCCAAGGTCATCGATGTCAACATCAGCGAAGCGCTGGTCAAGGCCGCGCCGCTGCTCGTGGCCGCCGCCGAAGGCATGGTGAAACTCGCGAAAGGCGCCAACGCTGTCAGTGATGCGTATGACACGTTTATGAAGGTACTCCATCCGGAACAGGTCGCCGTACTCAACAAGGAACTTTACGACACCCAGGTGCAGATGAAGGAGGTCGGGGACGAGGTCAAGGCGGCCGAAGCTAAGCTTGCCGAGCTTCTGAAGCATAAAGACGAACCGGGCGGGATGTTCGATGTTGTCGAGTCGCAAAAGGATCTCGCCGGCCTGCGTAAGCAACTGGACGATCTGGACGCCCACGCCAAAGACATCAAAGTCACCATGGACACATCGCAGGCAAAAGCCGCGATGGACCAGCTTCGCGACTCGGACCTGCCGGCACTGTGGGCGGATGCGGCAGGCGGCGGTGGCGCCGGCGGTCTGCCTAGGGTCCACCACGGCGTCGACACGGCCGGCAGCGGTAATGCGATCGATCCCGAGACCGGCGAGAAGATCGAGCGGGCGATCGAGAAGGAAACCGAGGCGACCAATCGCGTGGCTGCCCGCGCCGCCGACGTCTACAGGGGCGTCGGCACCCTCGACACCCACACGGCCGGCTATTTCGACAAGCTCGGCTCGCGCATCGGCAGTTCGCTCGGCGAGGCCGCCAGGGCTATTGCAAACCCCAACAACGTCGCGCTGCAATACACGGTCCCGGCCAATAGCGGCTACGCCACCGGCGGCGCAGCCAGCAGCTACCGCTATAGCGGCAACAGCAGCAGCGGCAGCTGGGCCGGCAAGCAGATGTCGTTCGGCGGCGGTGGCGCTGCCGCCTCCGCCTATTACAACGCCGCATTCGGCGGCCGCGCCAATCGCGTCGGCGGCGCCGAGGACGCATCGACGATCACCAGCGGCGGCACCACCAGCGGCGCCATCAACGTCAACATCGTGGTCAAGCCGGTCATGGAGGGCACGCGATTGTCCGGGCAGAGCGCTGCGGAAATCAAACAGGCGGCGGCCGCCGGCGCCAATACGGCATTGAGGGCTTACTATGGCCGTTGACAACGTCATCATGGACGAGCGCATGGCCCTTGGTTTCAAGGGAGGCCCGGTGTTCTCCACCGACAAGCTGACGATGGTCAGCGGCCAGGAGCGGCGATTGCAGAACCGCTCGGTCGCCATCCATACCTATCAGTGGTCATATAAAAATACGTCGCTGCAGATTGAAGCCGCGCTGAAAGCATTCTGGTTCGACAGGAGGGGCGACTTCAAGGTCTGGCTGCTGAAGGACTGGAGCGACTTTTCCGGCACCATGCAGCCGATCGGCGTCGGCACCGGCGCGCTGGCCGACTTCCAGATCATCAAGACCTACACGGCCGGCGCCAACCCCTACGAGCGCACGATCCAGTATATCAAGGCAGGAACGCTCGCCGTCCATGTCAACGGCGTCCTGAAGGCCACGCCGGCCGACTACACGGTGAACGCCACCGGCCTCGTCCACTTCGGCGCCGCGCCGGCCGGCGGCGCAATCATCGAGGCGTCCTATGAGTTCTATGTCCCTGTCCGCTTCGAGGGCGACCACTTCACCACCATCGTCGACTACCAGCCGCACATGGATATCATCTCGGTCGAAGACCTGACGGCGCTCGAGGTCATCCCGTGAGGAGCTGGAATTCCGCGCTGCTGAGCATGCTCGGCGGCAGCGAGATCACGCGGTGCTTCCTGGCTGAACTGCAAAACCCGACCGGGCAACTGGTGCGGCTGACCAGCCACGACGTCGACCGGGTCATCGGCGCCGAGACCTACCTGAAGACGCCCGGTTTCAATCTGTCCCGCTACACCGTCAAGAACGGCGGCGAGGCGGCGACGATCGATTTCGAGATTCCGCTTTCCGACGAGGGGCCGATCCTGGTCGAGGACGTGCGGCGCGGCGCCTGGCGCGGCGCCACCATCGTGGTGTGGATCGCCGACACGGCGACGCCGGCCAACCGCAACATCCTGGCGCAAGGCTTCGTCGGGCGGCTCGACTACACCGACCGGCTTAATGGCCGGATGGAACTGGTCACGCTCGCCGATGCGCTCAAGGACGTCGTGCTGTTCACCATCCAGCCGAGCTGCCCGTTCAAGTTCTGCGGTCGCCAGTGCGGCGCCGTCGAGGCGACATGGACGCGGACGGGAACGGTGACCAGCGTCACCAGCCGCCGCCGGTTCGTGGCCACGATCGCCAGTCCCGGCGCCCTCGGTTTCTCGCATGGCAAGGTGACATGGACCAGCGGCACCAATGCCGGCGCGACTGGCTGGGTGCGCCAATGGACTTCGGGGACCGGGATGGTCGAGATGGTGACCGATTTCCCGTTCGACATCGAGGCCGGCGATGCCTTCGCCATCCTTGCCGGGTGCCGGAAGAACCGCGCCGACTGCGCCGCCTATAACAACATCAACCGCTACGGCGGCTTTGATTTCGTGACGCGCTGATGGCGATCTTCTCGGATGCGGGGGCGCTGGTAGGCACCTGGTGGAACCAGGTGATGGCGCCCAAAGGGCCGCGGACCAGCACAGAGACCACGGTCGCACCCGCGGCGCTCACCGCAAGGACCGACCTCGGCGAAGCGCAGCAGGCGCTCGGACAGCCGCTGCCGTTCGTGATCGGGACCGGCCGCGTCGACGGTGTCTACTTCATTGGCGGCGTCGAGACGGTGGCCACCGTGACAACCACCTCGACGACGACCAACGACATTCCAGAAAATTATGTGGCCGTGTCCGGCATCCTGGGCGGGCAGGTATTCCAGTTCGGGCCGCCACCCAGGACCATAACCACCAGCACGACCGAGTACGAGAACCGGACGCTGGCCGGCTATGTGCTGGCCTATGACTGGTACGAACGCGGCTACAACCTGATCCGGCTGGAGATCGACGGCGCGGTCGTCTTCGATGCTGAAAACGATATTGCCGAAACGACGAACTTCCGCTTTTACGGCGGGCGGCATACCACGGTTGATCCGATCCTGACCCAGATCATCGGCGCCAATCCCGGCGCCTATCAGAATTTCGTGATGGTGTTTCTCGAAGGCTACCCGTCCGATTCGCCGCCGAGTATTTCGGCCGTGATCTCCAACGCCACGGACAGCACGCCCGTGGGCGGCATAATCGAATGGACCGGCGCGCCTCCCACGACCGGGCCGTTCCCGCCCGGCGTCGGGACCAACTATCCGCACGGCGCATCCTACGATCCGGTCGACCGCGTCATCTACCAGATCATCGACGCCACCGATGTTGCCGGACTGACGCACGTCTACCTTGCGACGCTCGATGTAGATACCCGCACGGAACTCTACCGAGTCCCGCTCGAGGGGTCGGAATCGTTCGCCGATACTGGCGATTACCAGCTGACCTATCCTATCGCGATGCCGGGGACGGGCTTCGCACTGGTCCATCTCCTCGGCTCAGTCGCCGGTGACGTCACCGCCGTCTACGAAACATCGACCGGCAGGCTGGTCGCATCGCATGCCGACGCGGTCAACACGCTATGGCGCGAGGTGATGCAATTCGGGACTGCGTGGGTTTTCTTCGCGATGAACGGCGGCGGCCAGGCGGCCATTGTCGATCTGGCGGCCGAGACGATCGACGTGTCGGCGGTCGGTACGGGGATGTCGGTCCAGCTGGTGACGCGCGGCAGGACCACGACCGGTTCCGTTTCATTTTTCATCGTCCAATCGGTCGGCGGCGGCGCCTACGATATCCACGAAGCCGTCTACGACGGGACGTGGACCATTGGCCACGTGATCGCGCCGGCCGGCATCGGGACGCCCGTCACCGCCGTCGTCCCGGTGATGTGGTACGACCCGCTCACCGGCTATCTCGTTTTCCAGGATACGCTGCCTGGCCCGGTCAACCGCTTCAAATATGTCAATCCCGACACCGGGGCGGTCGTCGACACGTTCGATGTCGCGAGCAACGACTATTTCAACGTCCACAATCTTGTGCCACCCATGCGCTTCACGAGCGAGCCTGGGTTCATGCTGGCGCAGGAAATATCCGCCGGTAACAACATCGACCTGCTCGACATCCAGGCGAAGACATTCACGCGCTACATCAGCGACCTGGTCGCGTCGGATTATACGCGCTTTTGCCGGATCATCGTCGACCAGACCCAGAACCTCTACGCCACCGCCGAGCAGGCCGGCGGTGCAACATCGGCGGCCGACCACTGGACGGTCTGGCGGGTCGTCAACGTCAACCCGCGGCTGATCGATCTCGAGGACATCATCACCGATGCCATGTCGCTGGCCGGATTCGGGCCGCCCGATCTCACCTTCGAGGGGATTGCCGGGCGAACCAGTTACGGCTTCGTCGTCGCCAGCGATACCACGGTGCAGGCCATCGGCCGGTCGCTATCGGACATTTACGATTTCTCGTGGTGCGACACCGGCGCCGGTTTCTTTTTCAAGAAGGCGGGGCAGGACGATCTGCTCTCGGTCGATGCGGCATTCGACACGCCCGACATCGTCGAGCGCGACCAGCCGGTGATATCGCAGGACGAGGCCAACATCCGCACGCCATCCAGCGTCGAGATGCAATACGTGTCCAAGGAGGGGCAGTACAAGACCCGACCCGTCTCGTTCAACATGACGACGGGCGTTCTCAACTCGATCACCACGCCGAAATTCTCGACGCCGATCCTGTTCAACGACGCCGAGGCGCAGCGCATCGTCCAGGAAAAGTTCTTTGAGTACCAGGAGAAACGCCGCGGCCACTCTCTGGCCGTCGTGCCGGAAAATATCACGCTGCTGCCCGGCGACATCGTTTCATTTCCGTCCGGCACCCGCACCTACGTCACGCGGGTCGAGGAGGTCGGCATCGACCTGCGCAACATGGGCGTCGAGATTTCCGCGCGCGACTTCCAGACCGATGTCGAAAGCCCGATCACCGCGGTCAGCAATACCGGCCCGGTCTGGCAGGTGGTCTACTTCGCCAGCCAGTATGTCCATCTCGACATGCCGCTGTTCGACTACGACGACGACACCGCCGGCGCCTCGCTGGTCCAGTACGGCACGCTGATGCCATCCAGCCAGGCGCTGTGGTCGGGGGGCACGCTGTTCCGCAGCCCGGTCACGACAGACTTTGCCCCGATCTTCAGCCAACTGCCACATCCCGGCGTGCTCGGCGTTTGCGAAACCCTGCTCGGCCCGCCGGCCGACCCATTCGCGCTCGACGATACTTCGACGCTCACCATCCGCCGCACAACCGCCGATGCTACGCTGCTGGTCGACGCCACCGAGGCCGAGGTGCTGGCCGGCGTCAACAATGCATTGATCGGCGTCGAGGGCCGCTGGGAGTGGGTCGGCTACAAGACCGTCGTCGACAACCTCGACGGCACCTATACGCTGAGCGGGTTCACGCTGCGCGGCTACCGTGGCTCGGAAGTGTTCTGCGGCCTGCATGCGATCGGCGACGTGTTCGTCACGCTCGACGGATGGACACGCAAGACCGAGCACCCACCGACCGACCTCGGCGTCACCAAATACTACAAGGCGGCCGGCATAGGCCAACCACTGGACGTCGTCGATCCAACGCAGCACGTCATCACGGGCGCGGCCGAGACGCCCTATGCGCCGACCCGTGTCGCGGCCGAGGGGGGCAGCCCGGACGGCATCGACATCACCTGGGACTACCGGTCGAGGATAACGACCGGGTTCAATCCGGCGGAACACGGCGAGGCGACGCTGGCGTTCCAGGTCGATATCTATGACGCCGATGGCACGACCTATATCCGCACGCTGACGACGACCACGAACTCGGTCCACTATGCCTCGGCGGACGTGATCACGGACTTTGGCTCGGATCCGCCGGTCGAATGTTTCTTCCGGGTTTACATGATGTCGGCACTGCCGATCTTCGTCGCCGGCCAGGACCGGCCCGTGGCGGGGCGCGGCTACGAGGCCCGCGGGCATTTCCCGACGATCATGCTGCTGCTGTCCGGCGACATGCAGAGCGGCACCGATCATCTCAAACTGTCCGGCGACGCGGCGCCGGGCAACATCCTGGTTACCGAGGAATGAAACATGGCTGACAAGGAAATAGGCGCGCTGACCGCCGCAACGACGCTCGGCGGCACCGAGCTGGCGCACATCGTGCAGGGTGCCAACAGTCGCAAGGTCACCACGTCCAGGGTACTCAGCGAGGTCACGCATGCGGCCACCGGCAAGACGACGCCGATCGATGCCGACGAACTGGCCGTGGTCGATACCGCCGCATCGGACGTGCTGAAGAAACTGCTGTGGTCCAACGTCAAGGCAACGCTCAAAACCTATTTTGACACGCTCTACGCGGCGGCCGGCGGCGCGGCCACGATCGAGCTGTCGATGTTCGCCGGCAGCAAGCCGACGGCGAGCGAGGTGCTGTTCCGGCACGAGTTCACGGTAGCGGCGACCATCCCCGCCGGGCTGACCGGATCGCAAGGGTCGGCCGGGATTGCGGCGACGGCCTCGACCGTGCTGACGCTGAAGAAAAACACCACGTCGATCGGCACGGCGACGTGGGCCGCTGCCGGGACCGAGCCGACTTTTGCCGCAGCCTCGCTGACGTCTTTCGCCATCGGCGACGTGCTCAGCATAACCGCGCCGGCCTCGCCCGACGCGACGCTCGCCGATATCTCGTTGTCAATCGTTGGGAGTCTTTGACGTGACCGTCTTTTTCATGGGAACGGAACTGGAGGACTTTGCGAACAGGGGGGGGGCGCTCAACCACGCCACGCCTGCGTCGTATCGCAAGGCCGCCAACACGCGAGTGGCGATACTGGTCAACACGGCGGCAGAGGACACCAATTACATCGAGACGGATGCCTTTTCATCGAGCGATAATTTCTGGACGCATGTGGTGCAGGGCTACGGCCTGTTGACCGGCACTCAATACATGTACAAATGGTACAGCGGCGGCGTTCAGAAACTCGGTGTCCGGTTCAATCCCTCCACTACGGGAACCATTGAGGTCGCGAAGTGGACCGGCGCGGCATGGTCCCTGCTTGCTTCGGTCACCGATAATCTTTACATTCCGAGCAACTCCGTTGTTTCTACTTTTGACTGCTACATCAAGCTCGGCAATCCCGGGGAGTTCCGCCTGTACTGGAACAACCTGCCGGCGATCAGTCGCAACGATCTCGACCTCAGCGGCATCGGAACGATCGACAAGGTCAGGTTCAATCCGCCGGGAAGCTCAAGCAACCATGATAGCTACGTCAGCGAGATCATCGTCGCCGACTTCAACACCATCGGCGCCAAGATTGTCAGCCGGCCGCCGACCGGCAACGGTTCCTATCAGGAATGGACGAATGGGGCATTCGGCATCGTTGACGACACCAGCGCGACCGGTGCGGACCTCGCCGTGTCTGGCACGGTCGGGCAGCGCACGACGTATACGCACGCGGCCTTTACTGCGCTCGCCGGGACAGAGACGCTGGCAGCGGTCAAGGTATCTGCCGCCGTCAACCGGGATGCAGCGGGGCCGCAGAATATCAACTTCATGACGCGCATCGGCTCGACCGATTACAACGGCGCTGATACTGCCCTGAACGTGACGCAGACGCGCATAGGCAAGATGTGGGAAACCTCGCCGGCCACCGCGGTGGCATGGACGATTGCTGAATTGAACGCGGCGGCCATGGGCGTGCGCTCGAGGACGTGACATGGCGGACGACCTCGATCTCGACAAGCTCTATGCGCTGGCGCTCTACCGTTGGCAGAACCTGCCTGGCCTCGATGACGATCCGGACTTCGGCAAGGTCGTGCTGCTGTGCGGGTTTGATGGCGCCGACGCCTCGACGGCGTTTGTTGACGAAAGTATGTTCGCTAACGCGCTGACGACAGTCGGCAACGCCCAGGTCGATACGGCGCAGTTCAAGTTCGGGACGGCATCAGCGCTGTTCGATGGTACCGGCGACGCCATCACCACGCCCGATAGCATCAGATGGCAGTTGGGGTCGACCAATGCGGCACCATGGACCGTTGAATGCTGGGTCCGTTTCAATACGCTGGCCGGCGATCAGTCGCTCGTCAGCCAATGGGTGTCCGGGCAACTGGCGTGGCATGTCCGCAAGAATATCACAACCAATGAAATCCAGTTTGCCTGGTCGACCACCGGCAGTGACAATTTCACGGTCATCACCAGTAGTGCCGGCTTGTCGGTCAACACATGGTATCATGTGGCGGTCGACAAGGACGCGACGGGAAAAATCCGCGTCTACGTCGGCGGCACCATGCGCGGCAGCTCGACACCGGCCAATAGCGCGATCAATAATTCGAGTGCCGTGCTGACGATCGGCGGGGAAAGTGGCGGCACACTAAGGGGAGTGAACGGCTGGCTGGATGAAGTCCGCATCACCAAGGGCATGGCCCGCTATGCCAATGACGCGGGTTTCGCGGTGCCGACCAAGCAGTTCCCGCGCGGCTTCGCCGACACGGATCCGATTTATCCGCCGGTTGGCCCGACAGCGCGGCCTCGTCGCGTGCAGAACGTCAATTATCGATGACCGAGCCGCAGCCGGCCGGCAGGGTCGCCGGCCTGGTCGAGATGGTCAAAGGGCTGTCGCTGGCCAACGTGCTGGTGATCACGCTGCTGGTGATGCTGGCCATCCCGAGCTACGTGATGTGGGCCGTGCTGAACGATCCCGTCATGCTGGGACGGTTCCTGTCGAGCTACGAGGAAATCACCAGCGACAAGTGGCCCTGCACGCTGCGCATCGCTTCAGCGAGAGGGGCCGGCGATACCTACTCGATCTCGGCCGGCTTCGCATTTCAGGGGTCGGAGCGCTGGACGCTGGCCGTGCTGATGGACAGGGATCCGCGATTGGATCAGGACGCCATGGAATCGTATTGCGAGACATTGCAGCTGCTTATCGACGCCATGCGGGATCCTACAAAGCACCCGCCGCCGTTTCCGAACACCGAGGATCCCATCATCCACATGTATCCTAATGGCCCATGAAATGGATCCTGACCTTGACCGCGCTGCTGTTCTCGATGCCTGCCTGGGCTGAGCGGCCGGACGTGGAATTTTCGGCCAGCCAATGCCGCGTTTTGCGACAGATGCGCGTTGATACGCGGGCGATCTGCGACAAGTACTATCCGGCTCGCAGCCGCGCCGCGGCAAGGTCGAATGCCAGTCAGGGTCAACGTTCTGCAAGTGCTTCTGATAGCGCTGGTGGTGCTGGTCCTTCTGGCCCTTCCGGTGGTTCCGCTTCTCCGGGCAATCCTGGATCATCCGGTTCGCCGAGTAGTCCCGGCGATCCTGGTTCACCCGGCAGCGGCGGCGGCGCTCGTCCTGGCGACCCATTCAATCCGCCGCCATCCAAGCCGCCGCCCAGCCTGCCCGGCAAGCCGCAGCCACCACAGCTTCCGGGCAAGATCCAACCCGGCCAGATACGCAACATCATCAAGCGTCTCGGCGAGCTTGGCCAGCTGCCGGGACAACAGCCGCAGCCAAGGGCAGCCGGCCGGAACGCTCGATAGAAAGGACTGAAGCCATGAGTCTCACGGGAATTCTGCTCGGACTGCTCGACATCGCGATCCTGATCGCGATTCTGCTGTTGGTCGGCGCGATCATCATGTGGGTGCTCAGCGCCCTTGGCTGGCCGCCACCGCAACAGGTGCAAAGGCTCTACATTGCAGTAGTTGCGCTGATAGCGCTGGTAGCCTTGATTTCACTGCTGTTGGGCGTGCCGCGGTTCCACATTGTCGTCGCGGACCTGGCGCTGCCGCTGCTCGGCGTCGCGGTGGTGTGAACGTCCGATAGCTCGCCGAGCCCAAGCGGCTATCGAAGACTGGGAGGCTTCGGCCTCCCTTTTTTGTTGCCCGAAAATAAATGCGCTATCTGCGCAAATAGTTGTTGACGCTACTGCGCGATCTGCGTATAACAAATCAACGCAAACAAAGCGGCGCGGCAATTCCGCCAGCGCCCACAGCCTTAAGGAGGCTCTTATGAAACTTCTTTCTTCCACCGACCTCGCGATCGCCCAGGCGATCACCACCAACAGCCTTCGGGTTGTTGAGTGCGAAG